CAGCATTACCTGTTGCACTACCTGCTGAACCAGATACGTTACCAGTTACGTTACCTGTTAGGTTACCTGTAAAGGTACCTGCAATAGCACCAGTACCAGTAATGGTTGGGCTAGAAATAGTTGGGCTAGAAATAGTTGGGCTAGTTCCTAATACATTTGCACCAGAACCAGTTGAAGTTGTTACACCAGTACCACCATTGGCTACTGGTAAAGTTCCAGTTACGCCAGTGGTTAAAGGCAATCCTGTTGCATTTGTAAGTACAGCAGCAGATGGTGTTCCAAGTGCTGGAGTAGTTAATGTAGGGCTAGTTAAAGTCTTGTTGGTTAAAGTCTGAGTACCTGATGTAGTAACTACGTTTGCAATTGTTAATCCGTGTGCAGTTGTTGTATTTTCAATGTGGTCATTAGCCTCTTGTAAATCTCGACCAATAACCATGTGTCGAACTACCGCACCAGCAGAGTGGCCCACAGCCGTTGAGCCATCTCTAGCACGAGTAATGGTAAGTGTATTGCCAGAAGAATAATTACTTACATCTACAATTTCTTCAAGTGCTGTATCTGGGTCAATGACAACTGTGTATGTTTCAGAGGAAGACGGAGTCTTTCCACCCATAAGTTGTGAACCAGAGATTACCGTCATGCTGGTATCTCCAGCGGCAATTGCTGATGCTAATGTCGTTTGTTGAGAACGAGATGAATATTTGCGTACTGTCATTTATTTACCTATCGGCTGTAGTGGACACGGATTGGGTATTGATTTTGCTGCCTCTGAGTTTCCTCTTGTAGGCGTTGCGTATACAAAGCATAGAGTTGTTTTGTTGCACTCTGAGATGCTCCGTAAGGTCGTTTGCTATCAGTCTCATCGGCCTGTGGTGATATTTGAGCAGCACGTGCAGGGTCTAGATATGTTAGCAAACGATAAGATGCACCCAGGATAATCACATCCTTGCAAGATTCTGGTAATCCAGTCTGTGTTGCAAAGTCTTCAGAGTTACTTGTAAATGCTACTGGGTCAGTAGAATAAATAACTTTTACTGTTCTTCCTGGTGTGATGTAGTCCCCTATTGTTACTGTTTGTGCTCCAGCGCCAAACTCTGTTTCATCGGCTGCAGAATCCCAAGACCAACGACGCACTGGTCGCCACTCTTTGGATGGTCCAACCTCTTGCCACATTAGGCTAAGGATATTTTGTATATTTAAATTGTTAAAAGCGTATGTAGTTTCGGCTGCATTAAAAGTAAATGTTGTGCTATTTACAGCAAATATTGTAGAGCCAGCAGCACGAATAGTATCGTTAATTGCTCTTTTAATTGAAGAGCGTGGAAAGATAGGTGAGATAGTTACTTTAGAATCTGCAGCATGTGTAGCAGCAGCAGTGCCTAGATATCCTCTGCCATATGGAGATACTGTTGCGGTATTACCTACTCTATCAAATGTATCAATCCATAATAATTCTTCATCAATTTCTACTACACCCTTACCAACATTTTCTGTAGAGCCAAGAGATAAGATAGTAGGTGAAGCAGAGGTAGATACTGTTGTAGTAACACTACTTCTTAGATAGGTAGTTCTTTCTTGCTGGTAGGTATAACCTGATAGGTTAGTTACTACCTCGTCAATCATATTAGATAGAGTAGTTGTCATTAGGCGTTTATACTCCGTAATGCAGCAGGTGCTGCTAGTCCTGTGGTTCCAGCAAGTTCATTGCATATTCCATCAATATCTTTAAACTTGTCTTTTGTTCTTGCTGCTTGCGCTTTAATATTGAGAGCACCTACGGTTGCAAGTCCAGTGGTGCCAGCCCAAGCATTGGCTGCACCTTGTTCATCTAATCCAGTTGTTCCAGCAAGACGATTAAGTTCTGCTGCTAGACTGCTACCTGCTTTACCAAGTGCCATATCTTTTCCTATCTAGGTGTAATTATTTTCTTCTTAGGTGTAATCAATTTAGATTCTTCTTTAGGCTTACCGAAGAATGCTTTATAGTAGTGCTCATCAAATGAGAATCGTTTCATATGTGGGGCTAGTGCTCCAGTATGGCAATACAGTGGAACCTCGGCCTTATCGCATAATGCAAAGAAGAATATATCTTCTCCTATGAACTTAGACCCTCTACCCATCTCCATAAAGATTTGACCATCAGGTGCTACTTCACGGACCTTAGGTACTATACTGCGGTGCATTAGGATAAATCCCATACCTGCTGCATCTACCTTGATGAGTTGATTCTCTGGTAGTGGATGTACTCTGGCTAAACCAAAGCCACCCTCTCCATCATTAACAAAACTAAATACTGTAGGCATTGGAATCATCAATGGCTCTTCAGGGTTATCTGTGGTAAAGTATACACCAGTAACCATTGGACGCTTCTCAGCATCCTTGTTATCCCATAGTAACTTAAACTTCTCTGGACTAATTACTACATCCGAGTCTACCCATAGTAGCCATTCATAATCAGTCTTGTCATACCAGTAATCAATTACTGTTTGACGCTGTCTGGCAATTTGATTGCCTTGACTTCTTAATGTAGAGCCAAATTCTACACCAGACTTTAGCATTACATCTGCTACGCCTTGCATAAACTTGCCATCTACCATTCCATTATCGCACCATACTAGTGCAACAGAATCTTTTTTACTCATAGTCCCCTGTGTCCCTATCTGTACTTAGATGTTTTCTTTGCTATAGATTTAGGTTGTTTTACAAACTGCTTGCCCTTTGCATTACCTGCAGCCTTGGCTTTATTAGTAGCAGCCTTTTCAGCAGGACTTAAGGCAGCCCATGCTGCTTCAGGTAAATATCTCTTCTTGCCTTTAGATGGTTTACCATCAGAAGTTTTCCACTTTTGTTTAGTCCAATCCTTCAAAGACTTCTGTGATTTAGCAAGAGCCATTATCTGTAACCTCCGCCTGCTTTCTTATACTGAACAGCAAGTAATTGTGCTTTACGTGCAGACCATTCCCCTGGGTCTCCACCTTTAGAACCAGCCTTAATCTTCTTGAATAATGCTGCTCTCATTTCAGGCTTGGTATAATTACCAGCAGCATTAACTTTAGACTTGGTCTTTTTCTTTTTGGCTACCATTTTACTTTATCTGCCCAATATGCTGCAGACATTTTGCCTTTAGCAATATTCTTTTGATGACGAGCCTTAAATGCTTCACGACGCTTGCGATAAGAAGCAGACTCTCCTTCTTTCTTTGGAGAACCAGATACACCTTGTTGTCCAAATCGGATAGTCTTTACTTTATCCCCTACTTTAGCCACAACTACGTGTGACTTCTTAGGGTGATTAGGAGTACGCTTAGGCTTGTTGTAGCCAGATACTCCAACTCGCTTTAGAATTGAATCTTTCATTTGCTCCCCTTGATAGTTTCTTTTGTTTTAGGGTCAAGGCGTACTTTCTCACGCCCATCTTTGCGAAGAATAACAACTACGCCATCTCGCATGATAGATTTATTAAATCCATCGTGACGCTTACGTTGACCCGATGACATTACTTCTTCTTTGACTTACCAGCCTGAGATAGGGCAATAGCAATTGCCTGCTTCTTAGACTTTACTTTTTTCTTAGACTTGCCAACATTAAGTTCGCCAGCCTTAAACTCTTTCATTACTTTGGAAATTTTCTTTTGGGCTTTGGTCTTCTTCACTTCTTCTTTCCCATTTTCTTCATGGCCATCTTCTTCATGCCCATCTTCATTTCCATTTTTTTCTCAGCCTTAGATTCCATCTTCTCACCTTTAGCATAAGCCTTAGCAGCCTTCTTACCTTTGGCGGTATATGGGAACTTCTTGTTTCCTACTTTTGGCATTAGATTTGTCCTATCTCTTTCATTACGGCTGCGGATTTATGGTTGATGTCTTTTGTCTTAGGCATAGTGTCCGCATTGTACGCTTTGCCTAAAACCTCTGATGCTTTATGCGCTTCTTGTACATGACGCATACTTGTTCCTGCTGGTTGTATTCCTTGTGCTCTTGCATCTCGATAAGCCTGAAGTTCTGCATTCCATTTTTTATCTGGTATATCTCTTTTGGCGTCTCCCGTATTCATTTGTAATCCCATAGCCTTGCATCCAAAACAATCATCTTCTGGTTCTGGATGATATTCCCAGTGCTTCATTTATCCCCTATGCTTCTGTAAAGTTAGCCTCAGTTATTCCTAGTCCTGATGCAATAAGTGCTGCCTTTGTCGCTGCATCTACGATATGCTCATGTCCTCCAAGATAGAATTCATCATAACTAATAATATCCTCATCTAAAGGATATCTTAGTTTAGAATAGGTGCCACCAGACTTTGCGATAGATACACCCTTATTCATTTTATAGAAATAAAATAGACGGTGTTTGCCTATTGGTCCTTCTTCTACAACTGGTGTTGTAAAGATATATTCTGTCATTGTTCTCCTTAATGAACTTACTGTAAGGCTAGGGTTTCCCCTAGCCCTACCGTCAATCAACTAAGCGATTGATGAACCTGATTCGATTCGGTATAGTGCCTCTTCGCGGTAGCGTGCAAAGCCAAGTACGCCGTACCAACCCATTGGGCGGTGACGCATTAACTTGTCAACTACTGGTCCGATTACTACGTGTGGCTCTTCGGCAACTGCCTCGGCCAATGCCTGTTGTCCAGCAACGATTGTGCGGTACACCTTTGCAGATGAAGCACCGTCTGTTGCAGTGTAAAGACGTGAGGACTCTACGAAGTATGCACCTTCATATGTTCCGATTTCTCCTGCCCAAATGCGGTCCTGTGAAGCACCGTATTGGTTAGGAAGCAACCATCCTGCTGAACCTGTCTCAGCACGTAGGTCGTGGGATACCTCTGGGTGTAATCCAGCCCAGTATAGGTTACCCTTACGTCCTGCAGCGTTGTTAGCACGTAACTTAGCAACAGCCCTACGGATGTTTGCTGAAGATAGTGTTGCTGCTGCTGTGATAGTTGCAGTTGAAGTTGCTGTTGAACCTGAGTAGATTACGTTTGAACCGCCACGCAATGTTGTCATTGCGACTCGGTCAATAGAATCTGCTAGGTTGAAAGCAATAATGTTTGCGATTGCAGGGTCAACATCTGCTAATGAGAATAACTCAAGAGCACGTGTTACCAACACTGAGTTACCATACTCATTAAGAGTAATGGTTACTGAGGTTGGTGTTGACATTGCTACTGCATCTGGGTCAGTATCCTCTGTGAGGGCTGTAGTTGCAGCAGATAGGTCAACATAACGTTGTAGAACAACTGTTGAACCTGGTTGTGTTTGGCGTACTGGACGCTTGTCTGCGACTGAACGAATTAGTGGTTCAGAACGGAGAGCAAATTCCAGAAGACGGTCATACGCCTTCTGTACTAGACCAGCAGCACCAGCGGTACCTCCTAATGAGGAAGAACCAGTTGATACATAACTGTTAGGCATTTGTCACCTCCAAGTGACTAGAAACTATGATGATTGTTCTTGTGAACGAAGAACGTCTAACAATGCATCCATAGAATCTGCATTATCAATTCTTGAGTTAATTTCTTCCATTCGGTCTGGGGTGAACGCGCCCTGTGTTAGAACATCCTGCTGTCTTAGAGCAGCACGGTCTTGTTCCGCCATCTTAGGTTCATCTTTCTGCACTTGTATTCCAAACAAATCTGCGTTATCATCGAGCCAGTTAGAAACTGAATCTTCGTTAACGTCTTCAATGTCCTTAAGAATCAAGCGTGCAGCCTTAGCGTTTACGCCCTTCTTTTCTAGGACTTCTTTGACGGTTCTCTCACGCTGCACTTTGGATAATCCCTCAAGTTGTTCAGTGAGTTCCTTAATACGTTTCTCGTCGGCTCTCTTGGCTTTACGTAGTTTCTTAATTAAGTCACTACCATCACCAGAAAATCCTTGGTCGGTATCTAGGTCTTCGTCTTCGTCTTCCCAGTAGTTGTTGCTCATAGCAACTATCCACCCTTCTATTCGTTGTTAGTCGCAAGCCACAGTTCAGTTCGGGGAAACTGGCTGGCTCTTGCTATCGGTCTTGTACGCTGCATGGGGCCGATAGGTCCATGTCAGGATTCTATATTTGTCCGCCTTGTCCAGATGTTAGTGATGCTCTGGATGTTCCAGACTTACCACCAAATGCACTGGTTTCTCTTTCAATAAGTGCTTTACGCTTACGTTGCGCAGATGCTAAAGTATTAAATACTTCTTGCTCCGCTTCTGCCTGACTGTATCCCTCTAGTTGAGTTCCATAAATAGAACTTAACTTTTGTGCAGTAGGTAGGATATCTGCAATAGTTGCATATCCCTTTTGCGCTTCAGCCTGTGTAATTCCTTGTGCTGCAAGTTGCTCAGATACTGATACTCCAGCCTCAAGACCTTGTAGTCTTGCTGCTGCACCAATCTCTGCTGCTGCAACTTGACGTTGAATCTTAGGTAATTGCTGATTAGGGTCTAATACATAAGCAACCATATCAATAGCACCAATGCCATAATAGTCTCGTAGTGTTCTAGCAATTGCTGGGTCAGCATTCTGAACTCTTTGAACTGCAGTTACTACACGAGTAGATAACTCAGATGGAGATACATCGTTAGCAATAAACTGGCGAACATATGCATCGTTATCAAATTGAGTTAATCCATAAGCACGCAGTGTTTGACGGTATGCATCTTCTACGCTTAGGTATTCTGCAGGAGTAAGAACTGATAAGCCCTTCTTGCGTCTTTCCTCATTAGCAGCAAATCTCATTTTATATTCGTCTGTATTTTGTAACTCTAAAGTAATTGTAGCCTCAGTATATCCTTTGCGTGCAAGTTCTAAAACCTTTGCACCAAGTGATGCTAGTCCATATTGAGCAAATCTATCTGCAACAATTTTACCTACAGACTCACGTTGTGCTGCAACTCTTTCGGCTTCTGCTGCTGCATCTGCTGCGGCTTTGGCTGCTGCATCCTGCGCTGCTGTCTGTGTAGCAGTTGCGGCTGCTGCCGCTGCTGCATTGGCTGCTGCTTGAGCCTGTGCTATTGCTGCTTGTGCTGCCGCTAATGCACTAGCATTGTTTGCTGCGGCTGCTGCCGCTGCATCTGCTTGTGCTTTAATTAAAGCATCTTGTGCTGCCCTGGCTCTAGCCTCTGCTTCTGCTCTTAATCTTGCTTCTTCTGCTGCTCTACGATTTGCTTCATCTATTGCTGCTTGTGTTGCTGCATCTATTCCACCAGTAGGTGCAGCAGGCGCTGCAGGCGCTGCTGGTGCAGCAGGCGTTGCGGTAGGAATCTTTACTGTTGTTCCACTAAATATTACATTTCCGCCCTTATACTTAGGGTCTGTTGTAAACTTAGGATTTGCTGCTAATATCTGAGCAACTGTAACTTTATTATTTGGAGTTGATGCTGCTGCAGCAATGCTTGATAAAGTTTGCCCTGGTTTAACTTTTACTACATCAGCCATCTTTACGCCTGTCCAAAGTCACGAAGGACTTTTAATGATAGTGAATCAACAGTGGCTCTAGCATTATCTGTCAAATCCCAACGAGGGTCTTGACGTAATTCTGCTTCGAACTGCCATATTGGTTTGAGTGCAGGCTTACCATCTGGTCCCACATACTGCAATGCTCTACGAAATGTAGGGTCATTGTAGGAGATAGTGTCTGCATCAATCTCTAATATAGTAGCCATAGATGATTTATAAGCGGATGCTAATGCATCAACGCTAGTCCCCTTATTAATTTCATCTGCAAATACTGGATATGCACTAGCCGCATCTCTACGAATTTTTTCTTGTATATCAAATATAGTATTTGTTCCAGAGAATATACCCTGAGACCATGAATTAAGTGTAGTCTGAGAGTAAGACATACCGAATGATTTAGCATACTCTTCTAGAGTTTGAACTTTACCAAGGGTATCTCCACCAAGGGTACCTTTAAATTTACTTAGTGCCTGTAGGTCTATCTGAGCATCATCAAGACCTTTATCATATGCATCTTGAATTACTGTATTAAAGGTTGCTTCGTCTAGGTTAATACCTTTAGCAATAAGACGCTTGCGTTGCTCTACCTTGAATGCCTCTAGTCCCTGAGTATATACACCAGGTTGAGAAGCCTTTTGTTGTGCTCTATTCTTAGATGTAGTAGTAAGACCTCTGTAGTATCCAGTCTTATAATACTCAAGTTCAGCCTGAGTTAAATCTCCTGCTACATATAGGTCATAAACTCTTTGTAGTTCAGGGAATGCTCTGATTAAATCAGCGGTAATACCGTATGCTGTTGCTGCTGAGTCTGCCATATTAACCCTTCAACTTTCCAAGAAAGTCAGCGAAACCTAGGCTTTGTGCCTCTTGGTAGTCCTGAGGTGATTGAGTTTTAACTCTTTCAGTAATAAGAGCCTCTGCCTTTTCCTTGCTATATCCAGGTTTGATTTCAGTAATTGTCTTTCCGCCAACTTTCTTTGTTGTGGTTACAGTTCCCTCATCAATCATCTTTTGAATAGCAGTATAGAACTCTTTACTTTCGGCTTGTGTAGCCTTGCGTCCTAACACACCCTTAAGCGTATCATCAATTAAAGATTGAATCTCTTCTGGTTGGAATAGATACTTTTGCACAGATACAGATGGGCCACCGCCGCCAAGTACTCCAGTGTCTTTAGCATACCACTGTAAGTATTGTTCAGGTGTTATTTTTCTAGTACCATTAGATTGTTGGTACCATTTACCAGCCTCATCAACAGCCATCTCGTAAAGAATCTTTGCCTTGGCTGGACTTACATCACCATAGCCATACTTCTTAAGAGTGTATAGCCAACCTGTTTCGACCTTAGGGTCTTCAAGATATCTTTTCTTGGCATCAAAAGTAGTCATATCAGAACCTACTATTTGAATCTCTTTGCCAGTCTTTTTCATCTTAATGGTCTTAGGTGTGCCTTCACCAATATATACCTTACCAGCAGTACTGGTGCCAGCATTTGTACTACTACCTTTTAAGTTATCTAAAGCACCCACTATAAGCCCTCCGTAAGGTCATCTTTTTCAAGTATTCTTGAGTACACTCTACTGAATGAAATGTATTCATCTAGCAATCCGCTAGTAAATGTGTCCCACATTTCTTTGATATCAGCATTTCCTACAGCATCTATAGACTTGCTATCTCTACTTGCAAGAAGTTGGCGTACATATTCTCTACCCTCTAGGTAGTCTGACATACCAGCCATATCACTGCGGCCTTTAGTTCTAGGGTCAGTGATTACTTCATTAGCAAACTTAAGGAAGTTGATTACCTTCTTAGTATCAATTCTTCCACGAACCTCAGCCCACGCTGGGTTCTCTGCTTCTAATTCTTGGATAAATACACGCTTGCGTTCTTTAAGGTCTGCTGCATCAGCAACATTTAGACTAGAAAGTCCTCGTGCAATACGCTCTGCTTCAATGATATCAATACCCTTATTGTAGGTAATCCACCCTTTTTCAGCCTGCGTTGCAGCCACTGCCTCATATGGGTCCTGTGATTCACGGAACTTCTTTGTACTACCTGGAGCAACTGGTGTATTTCTTTGGCTTTGATAAACGCTAGGAGAGAATTCTCCAGCATTAACATCTCCAACAACAAACCATCCATACTCAGGATTCTTAGCAATCAAATCAGATAGTTCTCTAGAACGCTTCTCTGCCTCTATAGTAGCAGCAATACCTGTATTGTTCTTTGATAGACTAGTAGTGAACTGGAAATATTCCTCACCATATGTGTCATAGAATTTTTCAGATGCTGTCTGTGGGTCTTCTTCACGCATTCTTTGGAACTCATCAATATAGAATTGATAAGGAGAACGTAGGTTAGTAGCAAATGGAAGGATTGCTCTTGCAGCAACTTCTAGTTTAAGAATGCTTTTAACTTTATTATCAATCTCTGTAGCAGTTGGAGCGGAATCTCTAAGTCCATTATCAAACTTATGGTTCTCTTCCATAGCAACAAGAACTGTTAAGTTGCGTCGAGTAGGGTCACTCTCATCAAATACAGCCCATGCTTTACGCAATGCTTGGTTCTGAATAAGCAAATCTTTAGTAAACTCTACTGGACTTGTACCAGTTGGACCATAAGGCAATACGGTCTTAATTAACTTATTACGTTCCCAATCAGGGATTTGTTTAATTAATTGAGATGCACCTATCTGAACGAACCATCCAGCGCCTGGGTTCCACCAAGCATTACCTTGGAATAGTAAGTCAAGGCTTGTTTTAGGAATAGCCAAAGGTCTGTCTACTAGACCAAATGAACCACGCTTTACCCATTCACCAGGTACATTAATGTATGTCTTACCATCACGTTCTTCGGTTATACCAACACGGTCAGGTGAATTATAAACTGTACGTAGTTTACCAAATACTGATGGGTCATTAACTACAATACGGCTCCACTTTTCAGCAACATCTGTAAACGCACCAAAGAATGGGAATGCATAGCGCAATGTATAGGCAGCATCTACTCGTTCAGATGTATCATATAGAGAGCGACGAAGTTCTGCTCTTGCCCATTGACGTGCATTAAACTCTAGTTTACGGATATACTCTGGTGGGATTGTATCGCCAGGATAAGTATCGATAGCATTTCTAATAGTTGCATCCATACGCTTACGGTATAGGTCAACAAACATAGGGTGTCTAACTAGATTAGATTCTGGTATTTCACCAAAACTCTTATAAAACTTATCTCTAATAGAGGAGAAAAATCTAATAGCCTGATGAGTACCATTGGCTGCACCAACTTGAGCAGCATTGACTGCTGGATAGTTTAGTGTATCTGTACCAAAAGCCTTCTTAATATCATCGGCTGTAATCTTACGGGTCTTAGCAATCTCTTTTAGTCCAGATGCAAAGGCTGGGAATAACTCATCAATGTTATCCATATTGGCTTCTGCAATAGCACGAGCATCTCTACCTAAAGCAAGGACTTTTAAAATATCTCGGCCCTCTTTGGTCTTCAATAAGAAGTATTCAGCCTCGTCGATAACCTGTTCTCTTGGCTTATTCTGTAGAAGAATCTGTGTAATCTTAGAGTTTCTAACCTGACGGTTGACAACTCTTTCATAAGCCTGAGCCCAGTTAGGGTCATCGCCCTTGATAACTACGAAATCTCCAGTGGTTTCAAATACATTGTTTATTCTATTTCTGCTGTTTGATAATGCAGCATCAACAATCTTTGCAGATTCAGCAATAAACTTATTCTTAATAAATTCAGCACGCTCAGGTGTAGCACCTAGTGCATCTTCATATGTAATGCCATCTACTTCACGTAGTCCTAAACCAAACTTATCTTCAACCTTGATAGTACCATCTAACATACCATCAATTTCTTTAAGTTGAGAATCAATTAGGTCGGGGTCATCAGCAAGGTCACGCATTGCATATAGTTCATCACGATATGTCTGAAGTTTCATATCATCTGAGAAACGATAGATATCATCTAATGAAGCGCCAGAGAATCTATTTGCAATTAACTTACGGCTTGACTCTCTTAACCCAGCAACGATAGCCATAGGGCCAGTAGTGGTTAAGATGCGCATGATTCCTTCTGATACGTTACGCACAGGGTAACCAATACGAGCAAGAACCTCAAACTTAATCAAAGAATCTAGGCCATCAATAAGGTCTGTAGTACCAGCCTTGCCTCTATAGTAAACACCAGCAGCATCAGAACGACGTGCTCTTGTTAAACGATTCAAGGCATTGTACATAGTATCAATGTCTAGAACTGGTAACTGTTTTACTAGTTGAGTCTCATTTAAAGGTAGTGGAACAATATACTTAAGGTCATCGGAGCCAAGAATAGGTGTCGCTTTAGAACCTACTGGTACAACTTGTCCATTAGGCAATGTCTTGGTAGCGCCAGTATAGGCTCTCTCACGAATAATGTTGTGCGCTTTAGCGCGTCCACCTGAGAATAAAGACCAAGCCTGGCGAATATCGCTTTCATCAAATCCAAATTGCTTAGCAACTGTATTAAATAGTTCTTGTTCAATCTTCTGAAAAGCATTAGCACGCTCTGCTGCATTTGTTGCTGCAACATATTCGTTGAATAAAGCATTCTTGCGTTCAACAGTAAATGATGCCTTTTTTAGGTCATCCTCTAGTCCACTAATCTTAGTCTTAAGAGTCTTTACTTCTTCAGGTTTCAAAGTCTTTGTATTAAGAGTGCTCTTAAGTTTATTAATCTCTGTAAGATAGGCTTTTTCTTGCTTACCTGCTATGCCACGCACACGACTTAGTAGATTATCTACAGTCTGAACTGATTGATTATCGGTAAAATCAACCCAACCTCTAGGACGTTTGTAAAAAAATCCAGTTAAAACACGAAGTGGAGCACCTGCAGCACCAGCACGTAGGTCAATAAATCTTTGACTTGCAGAATTGGCTTGACGGAATCCAGCAAGTGTATCAAACTGTGGTATTCTTGTAGGGTCTAGGATAGCCTCGGCGTTTAACTTCTGAGTTAATTGAGATAATTCATCTTCATACAAGGCTACATTCTCTACAGCCTTCTCTAAATCTGGTCCCTTGTTAACTAAATCAAATGTAAGTTGTCCACTTGCCTTGTCCATACCAGCACCAAGATACTTAGCATCAGTAATTTCGTCCTGCAAGTTAGCAATCTTAGTAGCAATACTACGGTTTTGTGCCATTAATCTATTTGCTGCGTCAGCATCGCCCATTGCCATCTTAATAATATCAGCCTTGGCTGTATGGCGCAGAGTAATATCATCAATCTTATTTGCATCTGCTAGAATATCTGCAAATGCTGCAGGGTTAGCAGACTCACGAATAGCCTTTACTCTGAATAAATCAGATGCATCCATGCCATCTGTTCTAAGAATAAACTCATTAAAGGTTGCCTTGACTTTATTGGCTCTGAAACCAGTTTTCTCGCCAGCAAGTATAGCATTTAACTCATTAAGGCCTTTAACGCCGTAACTAATACCCTTATATACCTTAACAGCCTTACCAACTACAATAGTTGGGTCAAGAACAAATCGGGCTACAACATCTGTACCAAATGATGTGAATCGTCCAACATTCTGCTCGCGGAATGCTTTTTCAGATTGCTTCTTGTCAAAGATATCAAAATCATTTGCGGCAAATAATACATGGTCCTGTAGAAACTTGTCAGCCCCAGATAGTTTTCCAAAACTTACAGTCTTTGCTATGCCACTAAATAAACCTTCAACTTCATCTATTGGTTTTCCCACGAATGAACGCATGATAGCGCGACCAGCAGAGATGTCGTGTGACTTATCCCATGCTTCTTTTACTTTATCTACAGAGAAATCTCCCTGCCAAATTGGATTTCCCTTTTCAGGTAGTGTAAGTCCAAATGAAACAGCCTGTGTAGTAAAGTTGTAAGCCTTTTCTAAACCTTCGAATGCTCTAGACCAGAAGCCTTTGTTATCTTCTGAGGTTGCAATTTTATTTTGGTTATTAAATTGCGCTATCGCATCAGCCCTATTTTTAGGCGGGACATATCTTCCCATATCCAAAGGTAGTGCGCCAGATGCATCAGGCTTACCACTAGAATAATATTTATTGAAAGCACCCATTGTATCAAAGGCAGAAGGATTGTTTGACTTCTGCATATCTTGGTATGCTTTTTGCGCCGCTTCTCTATCACTCATAGAAGATTAGCCCTTAGAATTCTCACATAATTACGGAATGCTTGTGATGAATTTGGGCTTTGTGCGGCTGCCTCCAGTGCTGGTAGATATGATAATAGTCTTTGTTTTTCAACATCATTGTCTTGTTCTTGAGGTAAAGCCAAGCCCTCTAGTCCTGCTCCAGGACCTACTGCAGCGCCATCAGTAATTGGAACATCTGGCATTGTTGATGGCTCAGATAATGGCATTGGTGCAGGGAATGATTCAATAGGATTTACCATTGGCATTGGTCTACCTGCAGCCATAGGTGCTGCTTGCTGTTGAGCCATTGTAGCCTGTCCTTGTCCGTAAGGTAAACCTGAATAGTATTTAGCAGCCTGTGTGCCACTTTGTCCATTGCCACCAGTTGCAGAAACATTAGCAGGATTGTTCTGTGGTGCTGTTGGGCGAAACCCTCCACGATTCTCAGCCATTGTTCCTCCTACTTAGAATATTGTATTTTAGTTATAATAGGACCACTTGAATAAATGTCCCATTTAGTTGCTATTTCGATTGACTTTCTAATAATTTTTTCTGCTTTATCAGCATACTTAGCGTTGCGTATTCCAAGAGCCTCCATAGCACCAAGGGCAACATCGCTGCCAGAGCCAGAATAGTAAATGCCACGAACATCACGGTCCCAACTGTAATCCTCAAAAATAGGATAAAGTACACCGCGAATGCCAATAATAAATTGCGAATCGTGAGAAGCATGGTCCCCATCTTCTTTCATATCATATCCTGCATCTATGAATAATTTTCTCATAGATGGTATAAATCTTTTAGTCATAAACTCATCTAAGTCTTCACTTAGTTTAGGTTTTGGTGGTTTCCATCCAAACTGTAATAGGTTTGAACCTCTACCAGAACCAGAACCTGCAATCAACACACCATTGTTTTCAATAACTTTGTGTGTTGCCATTTCGATAGGACGACCTGATTCATCAGATGAACGTGAATCGCTTCCGATTACACACCATCCATCACCTTGTATAGCAGCAAGTGTTGTCATGGTCCCCTCCTACTGCTATCGTCTACGAATTGTTCTTACGCTTGCGTTTGCCGCTCCGCCTGAAGTTAGGCTAGATAGTAAACTTTGTACATCAGGTACTGCTTGTGGCTGTGCTTCCATTGGAGATTGACCTCCTACTGGCGCAGCGGGAGCAGGGGACGGTTGCTCAACCATTGGAGCACCAGCAGGAGGAACTTGTTCTTTAGGCGCAAAGGTTTGTTCTATTGCGTCTTCGATGCTCTGTCCCTTTTGTCGTGACTTAATAACACTAGCAATCTTTGTAACAACTTCTGAAGGGTCTTGTCCTTGCGTGGCCATCTGTGGAATGGCTTGGGTGTATGCTTGAAGTGAAGAGATAAGAGCATTACGCATATCTTCAACTTCAATCTTCTCTTGCTCTTGGCTAACATTGACATTGAATGGTAACTCTCTCATCGCCATATCCTTGGAGATTAACTTGCCTCCAAGAGCCTGTAACATAAATATTAATCCTTGTGCTGGATTTAGACCAGCAAGCATACCATAACGAACATCTGCGGAGTAATCTCCCTTGATGTCTTTGCTTGGTTTATACTCTAGTGCGTAAGGTGAACCAGCATCTACGCCACGAATTGTTTTTTGAATATCAAAGATTGACTCATCAACTTCAAAGCAAAGTCCAATTACATCTCTAAGTGCTGATGCAAATATTGCTTGGGCTGACTTGACTTGAGTATCAAATGCTCCCATGAGAGCCTGGACACCTTGGCCTGTAACAATAGACGCATTGACGTTACCTGTTCTACCTTCTGGGTAACGAGCACCAATTCTGAGTTCTTGATTGAGCAACGTTTGTTCCGTGAACGCACCTTGTGGAATTGTAAGTTCAACACGTCGAACTCCTGCAGGTGTGTTGGTTCGGATAACTGAGTCTCCGCCAAGTTGTAGTTCCTGGACATCCATTGGAACGACGATAGGAGATTGTACAGATTTTTCTGCAGCCTCCATAGCAAGCATAGCGAAACGATTGCGAAGCAACTGAATACCAATAACATCATCAAACTGTCCTCGCATTTCACCATCAATAGTAGGACGCTTGGCTACTACAACCATCATCTTACCTATTGGATTTTTTGCACGGGATAAAACTAAATTCTCACGGCTAGGTACATAGACCACAGATTGGTCTTTGTCGTAATAACGAACAATATCTACTAGAGTGTTGGTGTCTTGTTTGAAACCTGAACGACCAAGTAATTGTACTTCGTATTCAGGGAATTGAGCAACCAACTCTCCGAGAGTTAATGAATATACCTTTGCAAAAGAAATGCATCGTCCGTAGCGGTCAAACTCAGGATAAGCCATCCGAGGGTTTTCTACGCGTATACGAGGCATCTTTGCTTCGTCATCCAATTCAATTACGAATGGGACGAAACCATATGTTACATAGTAGTCTGCTCCAGTATACATAGATACTTGGAGGTCAGAGTGATTAAAATAATTTGAGGCAATGCGTGTTCTATTATCAGCGAACTTACGAGCACGGTCATTGACTTGAGATGCGCTAGAACAATTGACTGCAGGAAGCGGAGCCATAACCTCAGAAAGGTCGCGGGCTACGATATCGATAAAGTTTGCTACGACGTTTGCGTCTACACCCTCAGGGAAGAAATCTGGATAGACTTCTGCAATCTTACCCTGACGCACAGATAGCACATCGCCTGCACGAGCATCACGCTCTGATGCACGGTATTTAAGGGAATCAACCCGTGCTGCAATTTGTTCAATGGTAAGAGCCATTAGTTTCCTTATCCGTAAGTTTCAGCCCATTGCTCAGCAAAGGCATCATCTAAATTGATTGAGTGTCGCATTTCCTTTTGACGTCTAGTTGCCCACCTATTGTTGGCATACTTAGTAGCAAAGGATGTCTGTTGCATTAGTTCACGTACTCGAATGATAGCAAACCATAGAGCCATCACGCAGTCAGTTGGGTTCTTGGTATCTGGCTTCCAAGTAATTAATTGTTGAACCAGAGACTTTAACCCTTCAGAACCTTCATTGGATGGAAGTTCTATTAGGTTGTTATCTTGAAACCTGCCGTCCCTCAGACCGCCAAATAAGGCGGACATGGAAGCCACACCAAATGATGTGTCCCATTTATTCTTTCCAGTAAAGTGTGGATTTAACTTACAACCATACTGGGCTAAATACTGAACTAAGTCAGTGTCCATCTGATACGCCTTTTGATGGGCGTTGATTTCAACTCGAAACTCTTGTGGGGAGTATCGTTCTACCCACTCTTCAATAAGAGCACGCTCTTTTTGTGGAGTAGGGTCAACCATGTTTACGCAATCTAAAACATAAACTTTGCCGTCACTTCGGTTAAATGTAACCGCTACGAAAGCAGACCTGCCTGATACAGCAGGGTCAAAACCTATAACTGTGTAAGTGCCTTCAACATGCTTTGGATGGCCTGGCGTTCCAGCCTTAAGAGGTCCGCGCTTTCGCATTCCGTTAACGCATCCTGCGACAACTGTTGGTGGGAAGATTGCGTCTTCGACAACATCTTCTTGTTGGTAGACCATTGCCCAGACTGACGGAGCAACCTCAGACCTTCTAGTAAAGAGCGAGGGTCCATCCCACTTAGGGTATAATCCTTCTTCATTTGGTTCATCTTGTTCTCCCTCAGCCCTGTCCGTCCAAGGCCACAATGTTTTCCAGTTCTTTGGGTTCTCGTCAAACTCCAAGACGGCTGGCTGGGAAAAGTAAGTGAACGGAGATTTGCCACCTGTCCATTGGTCGCCATCTCGTATCATCTTATATAAATCTATTGGGGCGACACGGGTTCCTACGATAAGTAGTTTTCCGTGCCGTCCCAGACGGGTGATGACTTCTTTCTGAAGCCATTCAATTTGCTTTTCCCACTCATGAGAGTTTGAGTTCATCACCACATCGTCTAGGATAATCAGGTCGGCGCGAGCACCATAAATCTGAGACCCGAATCCTAATGCTTGAACCGTAGGGTCCTTTTCGCCAGAGTCGCGTCCAGTGCCTAGGTAAATCATATCTGCTGACCAGGTAGGTGAGTCAGCCTTGTATCCGCCGTTTGGTCCGAAGGACATCTGTAACTTGGTCCAGTTTGGATGGGACATACGGGTCTTGATTGCACTTAAAAATTTTCTAGCCATACCCTGAGTCTTAGAGACAATAATGATTCTGACGTTAGGGTCTACGGCTATGCGGTAGGTCACATAGTTGATTGTGATGACTGTAGACTTGGCGTGCTCAGGTGGAACGTTAATAAGAACTCGGTTGCTGGCCGCAGGCTCATAAGTCATAGATGGATGAAGCCAGCGAGGTTCCCGCCCCTCAATCAGGTCTACCCAATCTTTGTGGTGGTCGAACAACTTGGTGTCTAGGAATTGCTCGGAGAAGTCCTCAAACGAGATATCCTTTAGATTGGCAAGGTCAGCCTTAACACCTTTACCAGCAAGTCTTGATTTGTCGGCCTCAGCCTTGAACTCAGGGTCAGACATCGACCACTGGCGGAAGGTAACATCGTTACGACCTACAGCCTTCATAGCGTCGGTGATGGTGCTACCCTGGGTCAGAAGTTCCAGGACCTGCTTTTTAGCGGCCTCTTTAGGAATGTCCTGTTTGCCAGGCTTTCGTCCCATGAAGCCTCCTATAAAACGGTCATTTAACGGTAAGGTAAAACGGACAGACCTCACCCATTTATATATAATAATAATATATATTATAATAGGAGTTGGCGGAATAAAAGGGAGCCAACTCCCTATATATGGAATTAATATTACATATATAGATAACCTGTTCAAATATGAAAACCGAACAAAGTTCGGTAAAATACTTATAATATGTCCAATTTAGGTATATATACGGGGGGCTACATATAACAGAAAATTATTGTGGGATACTATACATGCCCCCCGCACCCTTCTTTAATAACCCTACCCTCAAAATATCGACATGTAGATATATAGATTTATCGACAATTTAACGCTGGAAGGTATTGTCGGTGCTTGACTATCTCCCGACACTATAAGTTCTAGGGGGGTGGCATATTTAATTATGAATATCTAGGGCTCACCCTATAATTATATTACTCACCAGTAATCGAACAGATGTTCGTGTGATAGACACCACACCATATACACTTGACTTCTTAGGGGTGGCGTGGTATAATCCCGCCCTAATATGGTGTGAGGTAAATCACACCGACACGACTTGACTTCCATATCTAGGCGTGGTAAGATACGCAGTATCACAATTAAATAAGGTTAGGCAGTTCGGATATATCGCCTAGTGGCGTGTGATACACTTCACACCAATTAGAGCGTGTCGCACTTGACTAACACAATTAAGCGTGATAGAATTACGCAGTAATTAAAACTAAATAAGGTTATATGGTTAAGCAGTAGTTAGGCTTGATTAGATTACTAGTAGCAGTAGGTCGCCTATGGTATCACGACCCTAACTACTACTTAGCCATATAACCCCTAGTGAAAGGTGAGATAGTGTCCTATAACCCTTATGGGGTTATGGGTAGTATTATCACACCACCTAGACAAGTTAGGGCTAGCGTAGCGTGGAAAGGCTCACGCTCACGCAAGTTCAGCGAGGTCGTGGTGCGTGATAAGTCGGGCAATATAATCGCAGTAGTCGAGAATAGTCCTGCGGTTAAATTGGCTAAGCGTGTCGCTAAGAACGCTAAGCCTACCGATACTACCCCTAAACCCTTAACTGCTGATGAATTACGGGCAATAGCCCTAGAAGAACGCAAGCGTGAGTTCGAGGCGCAACAAGCGCAGAATTATCGCAAGTTAGTCGGTGAGTATAACTAACCACCGATAGTCCTAGCCGATAGGTTCGGTATGCTTAGGGTTCGATACCCTACTAGGACACGCCATAAGTCGAGGGTGCTTGACTTGTAGCCCTAAGTATGCTATACTTAGGTATAAGTAGAGAGGATAAGATATGCTATTAGAGATACTAGTGGCAGTTCAGACCTTAGCGATTATCGCTCTAGTTGCTAGAGTGAATAGATTACAAGGTCGCCTAGAGTATAGGGGTCGATAGTGGAAGATGACCTAGTAGATAAGATTAACGCTGAACTAGTCAGACAAGCGGTTAATATCTTAGAGTTAGACAATTCTGAGATAGCCGATTATGATATGGCGGTTCAAGATATGGTCGAACGACTAACTGCTATATGGTATAGTGGCTATGAGTTCGGCATGGAAGATAGGCTTAATCAAGGTATCGAGTTAGACTTAGAAGAAGAAGCCGAACTATGATAACCTTAGAATTGTCTGAGAGAGAACTTGTAGTAATCAGACAAGCACTACGCACCGAAGAAGAACGCCATAAGCGTAATGACTTCAAGGTGTTAGTAATGGAGATAGAAGAATTAAGAAGCAAGATAGCCGATAGTGTGATTAACGACACACTAAAGGTGCTTGACTAAGTTATAGCAAGGTGCTATAATATAGGCTACAAGGGGGTGATGATATGCCGATAGATGATGAAGAAGTAGAACATAGTTGCGGTTCATGTAGTTATACTACTACTGACGAAGATGAATTAGTAGTGGTCAATGATGAACTATTATGTGAAGATTGTCGGGCATATTGTAATCGGTGTGAAGAATACTGCTATGCTGAGAATAGCAGATATATCGAAGGTGAAGGAACTTGGTGCGAATACTGCGCTGATAATCATAGTAGTTGGTGTGAGCGTTGCGAGAACCAATACAGCGACAATGTAAGCATGTATGAGATTAACGATAGAAGCGAGTATTGGTGCGAGTATTGTGCGGAAAATGACTCTACCTTCTGTGATGATTGTGATGAACACTACGAAAGTGAGTGTAATAGTTGCGGTGAAAGTAATGGCGGTGGTCGTGTCCATAACTACTCATACAAGCCCGACCCTAGATTTATAGGTGAAGATAAGAATAACCTATACTTCGGTATAGAATTAGAGATGGAGATTAGGTCGGGGGATTTGCGAGGTAGTTCCGACTATGTTCATGATAGACTAGGTAATTGGTTCTACATGAAAGAGGATAGTAGTATTAACGCAGGTGGGTATAGAGGGTTCGAGTTAGTATCTCACCCTATATCCTTTAGCAAGTGGTCAAATATGAAAGTGTTCGACAAGACCTTAGATTATCTTAGAGATAACCACGAAGCAAGGGCATGGGACGCTAAGAACTGCGGACTACATATCCATGTAAGCAGGGCAGGGTTTAAGGGTGGTGCGCATACGCATAGGTGGCTAACACTTATCTATAAGAACGCACCAGAGATGATGAAGTTCGCAGGTCGCAAGTCCGACTATGCTAAGTTTAGTGATGTATGGAAGTATGACGAATACGATAGACCATACTTCTCGCTAGCCGATAAGGTCAAGTCGCCTAGAGAAGCCATGACCGAGAGATATTCTGCGGTGAATACGCAGAACTTACACACGCTAGAACTGCGGTTCTTTAGAGGAACTACTAAACCTAGTGGTGTTCATAGTGCTATACAATTAGCACACGCAAGTATAGAATATACTCGCAACCTTACCATATCTGATGTGAAGTTAGGTATGCTAGGTTGGGATTGGTTCTATGAATATGTAGAAGCAAACAATGGCTTCTATCCTGACTTATATGAGCGCATGTCCAAAGTGCGCTCATTAAGTATAGATAGTAAAGAACTAGTTAATGCGTAAAGGGGGTAGGTATGTGTCTATTAGTAGTATGTAATCCTAACTCGACACCGAGTAAAGATGACCTACATAATGGTGCGTGTAGTAATCCGCATGGCTTCGGCTTTGCGATACAGACACCCGAAGGTATTATATCTGAACGCAGTATGTCTGCGAAGAAGTCAATCAAGCGGTTCTTAGAATTGCGTGAGCAGTATCCTAGTGGCTACGCTATGTGGCACGCTAGATACGCTACTCATGGCGTTAAGAACGAACAGAACTGCCACCCATTTCAAGTAGGTGGTAGCGACTTGACTTATCTTGCGCACAATGGCGTGCTAGATATTCATATACCTAAAGGTGATAAGCGTAGCGACACTAGAATTATGGCAGAAGAATTGCTGCCACGACTAGGTGGTGTGTCTGCGCTAGATGACGAATATGTATATGATATGGTGTCGTCTTGGGCTAGTGGTAGTAAGGTGGCAATCATGACCTTAGACCCTAGTGCCAAATACACTATGTATATTATTAACGAAAGTCTAGGCGCATGGGACGATAGCGGTGTATGGTGGTCTAACCAATCACATAAGCGCACAGTATCTACACCACGCACTACTTCATACACTAACTACTATGGGTATGATGATTATACAGACAAGTCTTTAGGTGGTAGCGTCTATGAAGATGACGAAGATGTAGCCCATTGTGGGTGGTGCGATAGCAAGATAGATATGGAAGTCAATCCATACTACTGCTACGATTGTAATTCTTGCTATGATTGTGGCACAGTTATGAGCGATTGTATGTGCTATAATGATGACGATAGGAACTCTATTATTACTGAATACGAATATGTAAATAATTATTTATTAGATGAACACGCTTGGTATGGTGCGAAGTGGAAGAGTAAGCAACCACTTGACTTCTAGTATTCCTTTTAGCCCTTGACTGCGGTTATCGGATTGTCCTGAGCACGACATTAAACTGCTCACCCCCATTTAGTAAGGTGCTATATGGGATACACAATAACGAAAGGTAAGATATGCCGAACACGACAATCAATAGCGATTACCTGACAAGTATCGCATATTCACTACAAGATATCGTAGATGAACTTAGTTCTCTACCTAATAATGCTAACGACTATTATGTTCGTGGCACTATTGTCAAAGCACAGCAAGACCAATCACGCTTTAAGCCACGCTCTATGTGGGTATCACTAGGCGACGGAACTTACAAGCACATTACAGGTAAGCGTGGGCTTATCGCAAAGCACGAACGATTAGACGGCTATGTTGATGTCGTCTTTGTTCCTTAATCAAACACTAACCGAAAGGACACCATGACTACAGATATACAAGTCAATCATGCGCCAGCAGGTTCATGGACTACAGGATACATAACCCTGACAGATACAATAGATGGCATGGTGTCCTATGGTTTATTCAAAGATTTAGAAGAAGCCACAATGTGGGCTAAACAATTAACTAACGCTACCATACAAGAGGTATGCGTTCCAACACACAATAGAGGATAAGACATGGCAGCACCAGGAAAGGCATTGTTTTGGGATAAGTTAAAGGTCAAGCGTGGTATGCGTGAAGAGATTACGACCTTTAATAATAAAGCATTATGCGCTAGGTATCCTGACCCTGACCTATGGTTCTCAGAAGAGGTAGAAGATTTAGGTAGGCGAGGTGGTCCTACTAAAGCACAGAAGCAACAGAACATTGACAAGTCTTTACTAGCACTATCCATATGCGGTAAGTGTGAAGTAAAAGACCTATGCTTACAAGAGGGTATGCGTAGGGAGAACCTAGATTATGGTATATGGGGAGGTAAAATGTCAGGTGAAAGATTACTGATGGCTAACCAACCTGTTCAATCATCTGACAGAATTAACAAGGTTCTATTCGCTAACAAGGTGAGAGAGATTACTGGAGAGTTATGAAGATAAAAACTAGAAGCACGCTTGCTATTATAGCAGCGTTCTTAATTGGATTTGCTAGTGCTTTTCCTATAGCAGACACTCCCATTATGAATAATAAAAAAGAAGAAGAGTGGTCAATAGAGGATAGCAAAGCATATGCTTATGACCAGTTATTAGACTGGCAACATGAGCAATACACATGCCTAGTTAAATTGTGGGGTAAGGAAAGTGCTTGGAGAAGCGATGCCTATAACAAGACTAAAGTTATGGGCAAGAACGCTGGAGGTATCCCACAATTACTAGGTCTAGACCCTAAACTTCCAGCAACCAAACAGATTGACAGAGGGCTTGTTTATATTTATAATAGATATGGAACGCCTTGTAATGCGTGGAAACATTTCAGCAAGAAAGGCTGGTATTAATGAAACCAAAAAGATACAAGAGTATCTATGATATGAAACCTAAGGATTATAGTCAGGCTATGGATATTCGTGGTAATCCAACCACAGTTTGTCCATGTGGCTGTAATGTATGGACAGTAAAACTAATGTGGGACAGCGAAGATGGTAGCATAGATATGTATTTCCTTGACATGGAATGTTCTATGTGTGGGACTAGAGCAACAGCACCTACCCCTATTGACGCAGAAAGGATAGACTAATGCCGACATATGAGTATCGTTGCGTTGATGACAAGACGCTTCTTACTTTATCTAGAAGCGTAGATGATAGAGATGACTTGGTAGAATGCCCTGCTTGTGGCAGGGAAATGCGCCGAGAGTATAGCCCTGTGCCTGTTAAGTTTAACGGGACTGGATTCTATTCAACAGGAGGTTAAGATGGAAGATACAATTCAAACACTAGAGGAAGCGAATAGATTATTCGCTGAGATGTTTGGGATAAATGAGGATGAAGATGGTTCTGAAATATAAAGGAGATAGACATGACACAATCATGTATACTCTTATGTCTTTTGGATATAAGAAACTAGAGTCTTATCATTTAGCAGATGATATTATATTAAGATTAAATAATTATGCTGCTGGATTAGAGGCTGGAATTAAACAGCGAGATGAGATGCTAGCAGTAGCACGACAGAAATTACCATACTGGAAAGCGAGAGAAGCAAGAAATGCCTGAGCCAAGACTAGAAGATGATGTAGCATTCTTTGGTGCAGAAAGATGTGATGAGTGCGGAGAACGCCATGAAGATGATTGTATTGTAGCGGATGACCCTGACAGAATGTGGGATGAGATGCATGAACTCTAATAGACCTGAAGGAATTACAGATAAAGATGAAGACGAAGAGATGTTAGCAAAGTTCTGGGCTGACTACGGCGAGAGCATGTGGGTTGACCCTATGGAACAGGAAGAGTTATGGGATGAAAAGAATTTTATTTAAGGGACTACTCTTCATCGCTCCCATTCTCATTCCCACTCTCGCTGTGGCTAGTATCATCAGCATGTTCTATGGTATCTTCTTCTTCTTGGTCTTCTTTGTCTGAGAAGTCCTTATCTTTATAAGGTTTGAAGCCACCCATTTTATTTACTAATCTTTGAATAGCACGCTTGTGCCTCATGCGTGCTGTATCCTCGCTAAACAATTCAAGGAGATTCGCTATTTCCTTGAAGTCTAAGGACTCTGCATGGCGGAAGAAGAGTATCTTCTTATCGTCTTTACTTAACTTCCAATATGCAGAGTCCACCTCTAACATAATTACAGTAAGATTACCGCCCTCACTTGGTGCAGATGGGCGACCTGGGCGACCTAAGTTTAACTTGTGAGTTACACCATAATCACCACGCAATACAGCAGGCAACACAGCCTCTACCATTTCAGGTTCATAGTAATATAAATCACCAGTATCGTAGCCAAGAGACTTGGCTTTCCAATGCTGACAATAATCTAATGCTTGATTGCGTAGGCTGCGATAAATAAGATTCTTTGCATCTCTCTCACCTATCTTCTCCCACTCATCTAACTTATTAGGGTGCTCAACGAACCATTGATAGAGAGACTGTTTAATATCTTCTAGTTCCACCATAGAGAACTTCTTATGATACTCAGCAGCAACAGCAACTACAATGTAGTCCCACTTTTCAATGCGTTCAATATCCAATTACTTCCAAACCTTCCCATCAAATACGAATGACCCATCCATATTAACTGGAACTAGATGAGGCATAACTTTATTTCCATCTACATACAATACACCAAAGCCTTTATGCCATGTAAATAATCCACCCCTAATATATTTAGCAAACTTAAAGTCCATTAGGCAACCTACTTCTAGACCCCATAGGGTCTTAGGACTACCGCCAAAGTATGACTGGGTATAATGAGTTAGACCCATGCGGTGCGTATGACCACAGACCACACTCATACCTGCACGCTTTGCTAATCCCAATGCAGTAGCACCAGCAGTAGGCTGGACATTACCTTCATCACCATGCAATAGCAACCAGTTAGGTGCTAGTTCGTAAGGTTTCTCATGGTATTTAATACCCAAGTTATCAAGTCTTAAGAAGTTCTTTAACTCTAACTCAGGTAGTCCTGCTAATCCTGGTGCTCTCATTTTAATTGTATTAAATAATCTATCAGTATGATTACTACGAATCATATGTTTAATCTTTAATGATTCAAGAACACGATATGTTTCATCTCTATCTCTAGCAATAGACTTCTCATGTTCAAGGTCTGTACCTTTACTCCACTTTGAGATAGTCTGCATATCCATTTCATCCCCGACTGACACAACTTCATCAGGTTTATAAGACTTAATGAAGCGAGACAATACAGATACTGCCTTCCTATCATGGTACGGTACCTGCAAATCAGACACGCAGACTATAACCTTCATTTATTTTGCTCCTGTAGAACGGCTTAATCTTTGTATGATACGTGTAAGTTCTTTTATATTTTCTATATTATCTACTGGGTTTTCTTCCGCAAGATGATATATTTTTTGGTTAATTAAATTGATTGAATCTTCTACTGTTTTCATTTATCCCATTGTCCTCTCAGGACTAGCAACCCTATGATTGCATAGTTAGCCATATCCTTGAAGGAATCCTCAAGGCTTTCGTGCTCAGGGTTCTTGCCGTTATCAACTAAGTTATTTATTCTAGCAAGTTTATCGTGCATACGAACACGCAACCCATTGATTGGTCCACCAGGTGAATCAGATATATTCTTTGGTCCATAATCTTTATGCTTGGACATTAGTAAGTCTAATAGTTCTTGGTATGTTGTTCCGACTGCTGACTCAAAAGAGGTATTGTTAATGTTAGAACTAGATTCCCATTTATATTCTGTGCTTGTGTTATATGGAAACCTTGTTCCGCCAAGTGGGTTATAATCTGCCACTCTTCACTCTCCCTTTTCAAGTAGTTGTTTAAGTTCATCATCCAAATCTATCATCTGAGTATCGACTATCATATCTTCTATTAGACCAGCCACCACATTGGGCTGAGTCTCTGCAGTAAATAAAGTCATATAGGTTGACTCAGCAATACCCTTAATATGTTCAGGCTTATCTGAATATTTATATATGCATCTAAGTAAAGAACCAATCATTAATCTATATCCATTAGGTAAGATTAATGCTGGGTCAAATTCTTCATCATCTTCTAGTAGATGGTCAGTTGCTTCGAACACATTTTCGAAATGCTCACCACATTCAGGACAAGGTGGCACTGGTTTTCTTTTATCCACTTATACCCACCTTCTGATGGAAGTATGAAGAACCTTCTTGCACATACATAGAATTGACATCTTGTCCATCTGGTAATTGAATGACAGTAACTGGTAGTTCGCGGGCAAGACTAGTGGCGAATTCTTTGCCAGGCTGGTCTCCATCTGCGAAGATAAACACCCGTTCAAAGTCTGCCAACAATCGTGTGTAGTGCTTCTTCCAAGAGTTCGCACCAGGGACTCCAACACAGGGAATTCCAACGAGAGAAGAAAGAGTAAGTGTATCAATCTCGCCTTCACATATTCCAATGTAGTCACCCGCTTTCTCAATATCCAATACATTATACATCTTTGTTTCAGCACCAGTCATACCCATATACTTAGGTTCAACTGCAGGATTAAGTGAGCGGAATCTTAAATCAACTACACCAGTCTTGCTAATGTATGGTATAGATAATCTACCCGCAAATGATTCATGTCCTACTTCAGGTTCCACGACTACGCCTAATCGTGCCAACCGTGCTACTTCCATTGTTATACCTCTGCTTCTGAGGTAATCTTCTGCCTGATAAATGTTTGCCGCGTATCTCTGAGTCGCTTGACCCAACAATTCCTTCTGCAATTCTTTTTGCTTCATGTATATCTACTCTTTCCTGCTGGGCGATAATTTGTAAACTGTTACCTTGGACTCCACAGGCGAAACAGATGAATATGTTATTGTCGAGATTAGCACTTCCTGATTGGTGAGTGTCCGAGTGGAAAGGGCATTTGATATTAACTTGCCCGTGTCCCTGTCGAACACTCGCTCCATAGTGGATGAGTATTTCTCTAATGCTTGGAAGGTCATTCACTAATCCTCTCAATCCACTGCTCCAAATCTTCTATCACCCAGGCTTTATCTATGCCTGCCATTCTACGCTTAACTATAACATAACGACGCGGTATGTCAGGTAAATTACGAGCAGCAGCATAGTTGCTCGACTCAATCGTTGCTTCTTCCCAGAACCTAGGAAGTTCAAGTTTTTTAGTTGCTTTAAGTTCAAGAACAATCGGTTCGTTGTTGACGATAATAACAATGTCGCCTTCATCTTTAGCCCCTGCTTTCGTTAGTCGTTCTGCTAGTATATTCTTAGAGCGTAGCCATTTGACCACACTGGTTTCAAAGGTAGCGCCTTTACGCTTCCCATAACTACTCATGGGTGAACCCACTTATAGGTATACGCCATCCATTAATATAAGAGTCATAGTATTCAGGCTTCATAAACTCTTCAGGATAGGCAACACCAAATATTTCTACCTCAGAAAAGTATTCTGTGTCTAAACATTTAGTGCCAATAATAATCTTGCCTTTATCTTTACTCCAAAATGGTATACTATCTTGTGTTCTAATAGACCTAACTTCTACATTCTCACCTACATCAGGTAAAGAAAAACGTTTCTTATGTAGAGAATTAGGATACCAAGGATTATTCCAAGCCATATTATAATGTTTAGCAACAGCCCACTCACATGCATTGGCACGTATGTTAGCATTAATCTCAGGCTCTAGCCTACCATCTGCTTTGCCTTGTGCATAATTAGGTTGGTCAGTAGAACCAAATTTAGTTAGCCATCTCTCTACTGCAAGCATAGTGCAGACTCTAACCTCATCCTTACTCAGGGTTATTATCACGCCATGCCACCTTAGGGTATTTTGCAAAGTTAATAAAGAAGAATAAGAAATCAAATCTAGTGACCCAAGCAGTAACAGATGCTATGTCCGAGTCACTCCATTCTATGATGGGATATCTTTCGAATCCTATACCAAAACAATATCTATTATTAAATCCAATAGTTATTGTGTATCGTCCAATATCTTTCTGCATTAGTGGTTCTCTGGAATATCATCAACGAACATATACTCAGGGTTAAAGGCAATCCATGTCATGAGACCACCTCCTGCGTCTGCTCTTCCGTATCTGTTCTTAACTGGCGCGACACCCATTGAGGTCCCAACAACTCCGAGAGTGCAGATGAGAGCAGGTAGTTGTGCAACCTTACCCTGAATAGCACTTCGCGGTTGGCACGGAGTGCCTGCGACTGCCTCACTAGTATGGTGAAGCACAACAACAGCAGCATTAGTTGCACGAGCAAGATACTTTAACTCCTTCATAATGGCTCGCATAGAAGCGAACTCTTCACCACCATCAGTGGCTACATCCATTAAGTTATCTACAATTATAAGTGTAGGTGAACAACCCCATAGTTCTTCGAAGGCTTGCACTTCTTCATCAATATCTTGAAGAGTTGGTGCTGATTCAAATGACCATACGATATGACTACTCTTAGATAGCGTAGCCTTAGTCCATCCCAAATCAGATGATAACATACCTTCAACATCAGTCTGATTCTTCCCCGAAATCATGGATGCTAAACGCATAGCCATAGTGTGGGCATTAGTATCTGCTGATATATACAGCGTAGGCACCTTCATCTTTAGTGCCAGTGCTAATGCTAGTGTGGACTTTCCAACTCCTGGTGCTGCTGCGAACATCGAAACTTCGGAACGACGGATGATAATCTTGTTGGACTCAAATGCTTTGAAACAGGCAGGTAAAGGTTCTCCGCCGATACTGGCACGGCCAACGCTACGGACAAGTGTGCGCATCCTGGTTCCTCTCTAGTACCAAAGAAAAATCGTAGCCATAATTTGACAGGCATTTTACGACTACGATTCTTCTTCATATTTAATTATTTAGTTTACTGGTTTGCATTGGTCTGGTGTTCCTTGTGGTGAAGGACATGCCCAGAATGCATATGGTTTACCGCTTGCCTTGCTGATTCCCTCTCGCCATATACGGGGTCCGTGCTTGCACACTGGCGACGCTGTACCTGATACTGCTGACACCTGGGTTGGAGGCGAGGATACTAAGGGCTTTGTGGCGGTAGTGGAACTCGTGGTCGATAAAGGGGCTAGAGTGTAAGCACCTACGACTTTCTGTTGCACAGATGAAATCTGTGTAGAGTAATCGCCAATGCCTTCTAGTAGCACTGACAATTCATCCGCAGTATTAGCACGGATATTTATCATGTCACCTGATGGTGTTTTGTAGGAAACTTGTAGTTTCCAGTCTTCGTTACCCATTGTTTTTCTCATTTCTTAGATGAGAACTGACAGTATTCTGTAAGTCCACATCTATTGCAGTTGTTTGTGTTTGGTATAAAAATTCCAGCCTTGCGTGCTTTGTCAAAGCCACCAACAAGATACTCTAATTTTTCTTCAGTATACTCAGTTAAGTCTATAAGTGAGGTAGTTCCACCATGTCTTGCCATCCAGTATGCACCGTACTTAACATCTACCCCTAGAACTTGTTTAAGTCCTAGGCGGTAGAAGCCAAGTTGTAGCGTGCTGAACGGAGTCTGTTGTGAAGTCTTGAGGTCAACCACGACTAATTCACCATCAACTTCAAAGACTCTGTCGATAACCATTTTGACTGGTACATCGGCAAAGGTAGGTGTCAGACCCAGTTCAACGGCAGGTGCGCCTTCTGGTGTGTGCCAGATTCTCCAGTTATGATTAGCCTTACGCCAATCAATATATCCCTGAACCCATTCAGGTCCAGTCTGTTGCCAAAAATCTACATTCTCTCTATTAGGAAATGCTTTAGAAGAACGACCACCAACTCTAGCAAAGGTTAAGTCTTTGCCATCAGCCTCTCTATTCCAGGCATCAGTCCACAGACTTTGGGCTGTGAGCACGTAGTGCCTCCTTAATAATTTCCTTAGCATGTTCTAGTCCTATGATTTCAGTTTCATCCATAGTTCTATCTATCACAGTGTTGAGAGCACCGTATACTATAGCAGATGTTTCTCTCTTGCCATCTTCATATCTCTCACGCATAATAGCGGAGTAAGTTTGCCAGGTCATAGTTGATGACCCATCTTCATTAACGATTTCAATCATAGGTTTTCTAAGTCCCATTTCTCTGTGGCTGAGTGGAATGCAGAGCCACCAACGGACCACACAGATGGTTCCTCAGGTAGGCTAAGTAAGCGACCTAGATAATACTGATATCCACAGTCGATGTAAGTTGTGAACGCCGAATAACTGACGTGTTCAGGTAATGTATACTCTTGAATTTGTATCATAAGAGTATTATACACCATAGGTTAATGCTTGTCAAGGAACATTGTCTACCTAACTTATCATTCAGGTATATGTATTATATATATATAATATATATATTATATAAGACCCCTTCGGGGTCTATTATAGTATAATATAATATATAATACAACTTAATAGAGTTGCTGGGCAATAGGGGAAGTTGTCCAGAAACGACAAAAGACCCCCCTTCCAAAGGTAATCACCTAAGGTCGGGGGGTTTTGTGTCTCTAAAGGGCGTTTAAAGCCCAATTAGGGGTATATAATTAGTTACTTCCACGTCCAAATTCTGTGGCTGATGGGTCTAATGCCTTCAGAACTGGGCCTGCAACGGCTGCAAGACCTGCCATTGCTAGAGTCTTCAGGTCAGTTGTGCCAGCAAGGTATAGAGCAAGCACGGCTGCTACTGCAGCACGAGCATAACTTGCAATAATTGCTTTTACTTTAGTTGTATTCATATCCATCCTTAAGGGCGTGCAACGCCCATTACTAGGGAGTAGGCACGTTTCTTTAGATACACGCCATCTCCGTTTGATTGACTACCTTTACTATCACCTGAGGTATTTCCCTCATAGACCATAAGGTATTTCTTTCCATCATTACTAGCACAGATACCAACATGGTCGGGCTGCGCATCGGTATCGAACTGAAAGAAAACTATATCTCCAGGTTGGGCTTTACCAACTGGAACTATTTTTCCTTTTTTAGCAAACCATTTGAGACCTGCGTCACATGAAGCAAATCCTTTTTTGGTTTGGGCTGCAACTTTAGATGCTAGACCTGCTTGATTGAAGCACCAAGATACAAACATCGCACACCAAGGATTGTTATTTAAACCATACCATTTACCATACATGGTATCATTATTCTTACCCACTTCTTGATATCCAAGTTGGGATTTTGCTATATCAACTACCGTCATATTGACCACCATCCATTAAACCCAGCATCTGGGTTATCTTGTAACCATTTTTCTCTTAATTCGTTTTGTTTAGGCCAACAGATGTCGTGCTTTTCACAGACACATCCTTGACAGCCTCCGCCTGTTGCTTCTTCCTTACCCATACTTGCCATCCCTTACGCAGTATTTCAACTTCATCTTTATGTTTACCTAACCAAGCATCTATTGCTGGTTTAGGATTCTTATCAGTTCCATCTGGGTGGTCCCACTCGTAGTCATCAAATGCCATTATACCACCAGGCTTTAATAAGTCCCAGGATAGATTAGCATCTAATGTTACTGACTCAGGTAGGTGGTCCCCATCAATGTAAATAAAATCATATTTAACTTCACGGTGTTCTTTAAGCCAATCACCACTGAATGCTTTTTGTGATTCAACTTTCTTGCCGTAAGGTAATACTTGTTCTTTATATGCTTCTTGTATATCATCCCAGTCATAGACGGACTCATGGGGTAGATTGCCACACCAAGGGTCTATATCTACCAATAATGATGATGAGTCGGTAAGTATATTCTTTAATAACCAAGCAGATGCGTTGCCAGTAAAGACACCTATCTGCAAAAACCTAAGATTCTTCTTACCTTTAAACTCTGCTAACCCTGTTTCAAAGTCGGCAACTGTGTTGTTGTCATAAAACCATTTAGGAAAATTATCAGTCTTCACTTTTGAATCAATATCTGGTATAAAGTATCTACTTTTTGTTCTAACCTATTGACCTGGTCCTTGACACTTGAGCCACCATTTGGACGAAGTTCGGACAGATAGTGTTTTACTAAGTGTCTTACTGCTATTGCTAGTGTTCCAATAAGGGTAGTTATGGCTACTGCTAATGCAGCCCAGTCGTTAGGTGTCATAGTATTATACCGTTCTGATAGTGATGTCTATAATTCCTCCAAAGCCAGAGAAGCCTCTGTCTGGGGGAGTTGCTCTTGTAAACGCCAACTGCTCTATGACCACCTGACGCTGTTCTCCTGTTGTAAAATCTTGCATAGTGACAACGTCACCATCCTCTTCTATATTTTCCAACGCTTGAATTCTTGTAAAGGCTCTGCCTTCATATCCTGTTTGGACATTGTACTTATCTGTTTCAACATCAAAGCAATATACAGGAAATCTCATAACCTGTTGGCGAGGCGTAGCAATAGTAGCCTTAGATTGATAGCCTTTAAATACTGGACCTTGTGTAGTATCAGTAGTATCTCTTGTTAATACAAATTTAAATGCTACATATTCCTGTGCGGTTTCAGGTTGAGTTGTAGTAACTTCTACTGCTGGCACAGCGCTAGAGTAAGTTATATGGTCATACTCTGTGTCATTCTTATCCACAGTTTCAAGGGTCATCGAGCCATAGGTAAAGTCTCCTCGACCAAGAAGACGTTTAAAGTTCTTTGGTTCTAGAGTTCCGTAGCGGATGTTACCTGTAGTAATGTAGCCATCTGTTCGTAATGTAGAGGCAGACTCTATATAAGAATAACCAGGCTTTCCTACAAAACCACCAGTTACTGCAGTAGATGCAATAGTTCCTGATGAGGTAGTTGTAAAGGTAATTGTATTTGTAGTTACTGAAGTAATAGTCCAAGTGCCATCTAGTGCTGCATCTACACCTATAACATAAATAGTATTTCCAGCAACTAGACCATGAGCAGCAGATGTAATAGTTGCTGTAGTTCCAGTGCGTTCTTTATTAGTTACAGACTTTTGGTTAACTGATTCTGTGCAAAATGCTAGTCTATTTGTATCTCCTAAGAATGCACAAGATGTAGTTTCTACACCAGACACTCCACTATAATATAAGTCATTAGCATATGCAAAGCGTAGTGTCTCTATCTCGTTGCCTAGGTCAATACGTATGACACCAGGTTCCCCGTCTACGCTGGTTGCACACCAGACGAATTTGTCTCGTGCAGCAAAGTCATAGCAAGGCTGTGATGTTTCCACAATTAGTGGACCATATTGGATGGAGCCGTCGGTATCTGAGACAACTGCTGCACGGATTCCTTTGTTTGTCCCTATCATCATATACCCTAGATAGTAGTAAATCTTGTGAATGATTTCTCCTACTGGCATTTCTGCTGCAGTGATGGCAGTAGTTAGGGTAGGCATTACGCCAGAAGTATTAAGAGTAAACTTATAAATAAATGATTGAATGCCACTGTATGCTGCAATATAGATAGCAGGACCAGATGCTGTTATAGATGTAAAGATTACATCTGTATCTGAGTGTGTATATAAAGCAGTAGGCAATGATGATGCTGATGTAGAAAATTCATATATCTTATTATTAGCGCACATAACAATGCGGTCTTTGATATATTCCATAACAGCATTGGTTACAGTAATACCAGCAGCCGTAAACATGACAGTTGCTGCAGTAGTTGAGTCTGCTGTTAATACTTTCTTGTTAACTTCTAGTTTACCAGAAGGACCAGTATCGTTAGTTACCCAGTATGCACTGCTACCATCATCGCAGATAGCGTATACCTTATCATCTGCTCCAGCATTATAATCAATAAAGTGTGTCTCGGTTCCAGATGAATCAATCTTATCTACATCGTATCCATCATGCAGTAGCACACCATTAGTGGTGCCCCATTTAATAGAACGTAATTGTTGTAGAGCACGGCCATCAGAACCAATTGGGTAGGTAGTTACATGTGCCTGACTAGTATCTTTAAGCAAGGTTGCTTGTCCTTTAGTCCAAACATCTACGCCTTTAGAGTCGGCAAATCTGTGTGCTACAGTTTCGCCAGCAGATGGGTCATAGAACTTAATGCCAGTGCCACCATGAAAGGATGACTGACTTCTTATCCACCAGCCAGTAAGTGATTGCTCACCTGGCTCAGACCCATTATCAAATTGGTCTTTACGGAACGGTGCAGTCTGTCTTAAATATGGTCTGCTATCTGATATAGCGAAGAAGAATGGCAAGCCACCAATTGCTACATCGTATGCTTCGGCAGTATTCTGCCACACCGCAGACGATGATACAATACCAACGTCAACGGCAATCGCTCTGCTAGAACGACCTTCGGTAATATCACGACCAGCCACATTACTCCTTAGTTAGAAAATTAGTTGAGCAGTTTTTTATCTTGCTCAGGATAATTATTATTCTACTGGTACTTCAGATTGAAATACAAAGTTGCCACCACAAGAACATTCAGTTATATACTGTGGTTCACTCTCTGTGCGTTGTTCGGTATAATCAATACCGCAACTATTGCAATCATATATATATCTAGTTGTCATATTATTCTCCTAAGAATTAGTAGTAAAGAAGAAGGCAACCAGCGCCACCACTACCAGCACTTCCAGCGTTTGATTGACCGCCACCGCCTCCGCCTCCGCCAGAACCACCTGTTGAGCCAGAACCAGCAGCAAGAACGCCACCTCCACCGCCTCCATTGTTACCAGCACTACCAGCAGCATAAAGTCCAGCGCCACCTGCGCCTCCAGAACCAGAGCCTCCGCCGCCTCCGCCACCTCCGCCTGTGTAATATCCTGCTCCACCAGCACCACCTGTTGTTGGCACTGAAGGCGCACCTCCACCTCCACCACCAGCAAGAGCACCTCTGCCACCTGCTTGTCCTGGAGTATTAGCACAACCACCAGCACCTACAACTGATGTGCTTGGAGCGGTAGTAGTATTGCCACCTGATGCTGCGGTGTAAGGCATATTAAAAGGACTACCAGCAGCACCACCACCTGCACTTGAGTTACCCGTTCCACCACCGCCACCGCCTGCTTGAAATCCTCCAGCAAAACCAACTTGACCGTTGCTTCCGCCATTACCACCAGCACCTGCAATTAAAGTGCTATAAATTGTACTATTAGCAGCAGCACCAATTGTGCAAGTAGCAGATGCTGGAACCCAACCAAAAACTACACCACCACCTCCACCTCCGCCACCAGAGTTGGCGCCAAAAGAACCAGAACCACCATTACCGCCACCGCCTACGCATACTGCGTAAACCCAGGTTACATCAGCAGGCAATGTTACTGTTGTGCCAGATGTAATTGTTTGGCGAAGTGTCATTTTTGTCTGGTCAAAACCAGATGCTACAGGATTAAGTTTAGATATAGCCATTATGAAATCTCGCTTCCGAATGCTGAGAATGAAGTATTAGCAGTTGATGCATATACAGTAATAACATCTGTAGCAGCAAGGGTTACACCAATAGTAATCATTGTTGAATCATTGGCTGCTACTGTAGAGTCATAAGCAATGTAATGTTGGTTAGCCAATGTAGCACCAGCGGGGCGAATAGCCACACGATATGTTGCTGCAGTAGCAGCACGATTACATACAGCAATAGTAGATACTACCGCTGAGGTAGCACTAGGAACTGTATATAGGGTTGTTGCTGTTGTTGCTGAAGGGGCTACTTGCCCCAGTACTTTATATGTTGTTGCCATTATGCTCCCATTGTCATTAGTGCTGTAGGTGTTGCGTCTACATTGTTAACTGCTGTTGTTACTGTATTAATCTGTGTTTGGATAGCAGAGGTAACACCATCTACATATCCTAACTCTGTTGCAGATACAGCCGATAGGGCTGTTGCTGCGTTTGCTAGGTCTCTTGCTTTACTCACTCAGTCACCTCTGGTTCTGGTGTAATAAATACATCATTGATTGGGTCATATACATCACCAATTCCTGCAAATTTACCACGGATATTGGCATTGTAAGAAGTCTGAATCCAAGTACCACCAAGACCACAGTCTTCAGCAAGAAACTCTTGACCTCTATGTTCTTGTGAATTATCTACTACAAGTACTCTAAGTACTTTATTATCTGAATCTATTTCTGCGAAATGTGCCATTATATTTTCTCCTTATGACCAGTAACTAATTAGACAATAACCTGAACCGCCATCAGAAGTTGTTCCACTGGCTGTTCCGCCTCCGCCACCACCAGTGTTTGCTCTTCCAGAAATTGCAGTAGCGCCACCAACAACACCATTACCACCACCTGATGAACCAGAACCAGGTGCTTCACCAGCACCTCCTGCACCGCCTCCACCTCCACCAAAACCGTAAAGACCTATGCCGCCATTTCCAGATTTTCTTAAATTAGCAGTTGCGCTATATAAATTACCGTCACCAGCACCTCCTGCACCGCCTCCACCTCCACCAAAACTTCCACCACCAGAACCACCATTTGCCGCGCCTCCAATATATATTGTGCCAGCATTATTATAAAAACCACCACTAGAACCACCACCGCGAGCATTAGTTCCAGCGGAGCCTGCTGCTCCTGCTTGCCCACCTTGACCACCAAAACCACCACCACCGCAAACAAGTAAAGAACCAAATGATGAATTTGTGCCATTTGAAGTTGCACCAACACCACCAGCACCTATAGTAACTGTATATGATGTTGTTGGAACTACAGTTAAGAATGTTTTTACAACTTGTCCACCGCCACCACCGCCACCGTAACCACCACCACCCCCGCCAACTAATAAACATTCAATAGTTGTTACGCCAGTTGGTGCAGTCCAAGATGCAGTTGAAGTAAATTCTTGAAACTTTTGAGTTAAAGTTGCTGCTGCAGGTGCAGGAAATGTATTAATACCCATTACGCTATCTCCACTCCGCTAATATGAAAGTTAATTGTTGTTGCTGATGCTCCACCAGTAATAGTATTAGTTGTTGCTAATACTTGTTTAAGGTCAATATAGACTGTTGAGTTAGCAGCAATAGTAGTGGTTGTATGTAATGCAACCTGTCCTGCTGATGGACCCATAGCCAGTGTAAATGTACCAGCAGATGCTGCTGTATTAGTTACTGCTATGTTGCTTACTACCGTAGTAGTTGAAGCAGGCACTGTATATAGCACTGTTGTTGTAGTTGTTGTTGCTGCTCCTCGGAAGAGGACTTTAGTTGACGTAGCCATTAGTTACTACCTTTCGTTTAGAGGGCACCCATAAGAATGAGTGTTAGTTCGTCTGTTATGCTTCCTGGTCCACCAACTGCACTTAGGTTAATATCACCTGATGCTGTTACTGTTCCAGTTAATGTTGGTGCTGTTAAAGTTAATCCAGCAATTGTTGTTACTGTTGCACCAGATGCTATTGATGTTGAACCAATAGTTGGGGCAGCGTAAGTATTATCTGCAGCCCATTCTAATCCTGTAGCGGTTGCTGAGTTAGCCTTTAATACTTGACCGTTAGTTCCAACGGATAACTTACCTGCAGTATCCGCAGCAGTTGCTACTAATATATCACCTTTAGCGTCAAACAACGTGTTAGAAATTGAAGTAGCAACATCAAATGCTGTAAAGGTAATTACCTCTAATACATCAGATGCAGCCAAGGCTGCCAAAGATGTAATGCTAGTTCCATTAGATGCTGTGTAATCTGTACCACGAACTAATAGAACACCGTTTAAGTATACCTGCTCTTTACCTGCTAGGTATGAAAGAGTTAAGCCATTAGCATCTGTTCCAGATACTGAAGTTTCTCCACCAGTTGCTACGAACTTGTAGCGATAGATTTCTGCAGTTGAAGAGATTGAACCCCAGGCAGAACCTGACCAAGCAAACATAGCATTTGATACTGAGTTCCAATATAGAGCACCAGTAATAAGTGCGTTACCATCATTGTCTAATGTTGGAGCAGATGACTTAGCACCTAGGTATCTATCATCAAAAGAGTCATATGTAGCAGCAGCAGCGGCAGCAGAGGCTGCAGCAGCAGTAGCAGAACCAGCCACATCATCTACATACAACTTAGTAGCAGCGTGTAGGTTAGAGGATGGAGCACCAGCAAGGGTTAGGTTGCCAGTCATTGTTCCGCCAGACTTGAACAGAACTGAATCGTAGAATGTACCACCAGCCTGAATCTGGTCAGCAATTTCCTTAAGAGTATCTAATGTGCCAGGAGCACCATTAACAAGGTTAGTAATCTGTGTGTCAATGTAACCCTTAGTTGCTGCATCAGTAGATGTAGTAGGAGTTCCAAGGCTTGTAATCTTTTGGCTGTTTACAGATACGCTACCTGTTGGGGCTGCCATCTGGTCTAAGCGAGATGTACGTACCTGTGTATCAAAGTCAGAGATAGTTGAAGCAGTCTGTGTACCTGTGTGGTTAGTACGGGCTAATGGGTCAGTTGCTAATTTGCTAAGTGCAATAGCAGCACTAGAACTAATATCGCCATTGACGATAGTTCCATCTACTATATCAGCAGAGGTAATAGAACTGTTAAGGCTTAACTTGCTGTAAGCAATACCAGCAGATGCACTAATGTCACCATTTACGATTGTACCATCAGCAATCATTGTGCTAGTTACTGTGCCAGTATCGGCTGCAGTAATAGCAGTTCCTGAAATCTTAGTTTTATCAATAGCAGCAGCAGAGTTGATGTCTGCGTTAACAATTGCACCAGTACCAATAACAGTAGTTAGGCTCACATTGCCAGTACCATCAAAAGATACGGCTGAGGCTTCTACATCTCCAGTTAGTTGGAAGTTACGGGCTGTCTGCAAAGCAGTTGCAGTAGCAGCATTACCTGTTGCACTACCTGCTGAACCAGATACGTTACCAGTTACGTTACCTGTTAGGTTACCTGTAAAGGTACCTGCAATAGCACCAGTACCAGTAATGGTTGGGCTAGAAATAGTTGGGCT